TAAAGCAATGATTCACGCACACAAAACTTATCTATCTCAGAAGGTCGGTGCATAGTGGACAAGACAATAAAAAAAGTCACTTGCTTAGTTTGCAATTGGCAATCAGAAGAAGAAAGTGGCATTGAGAATGCTAATTGGCACGGAGAGTGCCTTAACTGTCCTGAGCGTTTGCTTCGTTGGGATTATGCAGATGGTTCAATTGCAATCACAAATAGTGACACCGATGAAAAAATTGAGTGGGAAGTGAGTGCATAATGAAGAAAATCAGAAGCGTTCGTGTATCGGATCAACTATGGCGCAAGGCGCAGGCGAAGGCGCGGGCAGAGGGCAAATCATTGTCCGAAGCCATAAACGATTTCTTGAAGGAGTATGTCAAATGACAACTGCCGAAATCGCCACCGCCTTTGCAAAGCGCGGTTGGTATGTTCTGCCTTGCTATCCACAACAAAAGATTCCATTCTTTCCAATAGCAAAGCAAGGCTATAAGTCAGCCTCAAATAAACCTGCCACAGTCAGGAAGTGGTTTGAGAAGTCGCCATTGCTAAACATTGGAATTGCTTGTGCGCCATCTAATCTTGTGGTTTTTGATATTGACTACCGCAATGGCGGAAGCACGGAAGGCTTAGACCTTGACACCTTCACAGTTAAAACAGGTGATGGCTTGCATCTTTACTATCAAGCTCCGCTTGGCGCAACTTTTCCTGGCAAATTGCGCGAGGGCGTTGATATTAAGTTCAATGGATATGTCGTCAGCGCAGGATCAATGCACGAAAACGGCAAGTTCTATGAAATCGTCAAAGACATTGAGCCTGCCCCTGTGATGGGATGGTGCTAAATGAATGGTTGGGATTTGCTTATTGTTTTCTTCACTGCCTTCTATGCCTTTGCAATTGGCAGAAACATCTTCTTTTGGGCTTTCCTCTCAGCCTTCTATGGCTTTTGGATTCCACTTCTGATGGTGTTATTTATGCCAAAACGCCAACCAAGCGCGGTCATCTTTCCGCAATGGTTTATGGATTGGGCTTCACCTAAATACATCAACCGAACAATCAAGAAGATGGAGCGCGAGTTCTAAATACCCTTCAAGGCTCGGTCAATGCCCTCTTCCAAAGAGATGCGAGGCTCATAGAAGGAGAGCATTTTGCGAGTGTCGCCAACCCGATATGCAACCCCAACAGGTGCAGTCGGGTTGGTTTTTATTTCAGCCAAATAACCTGCCTGCATCATCACAAGTTCTGCTAATTCAATGAAAGATGTCGCTCTACCTGAGCAGAGATTAGAAACCTCAACTTTGTTTCGTATTGCCTCAAAGGTAGCTCTTACGATGTCCTCAATGTGGATGAAGTCGCGCACCTGCGTTCCTTTGCCCCAAACATTAAAAGGCGCTTCTTTCTCTCTGCCTCGCTTGATAAATGAAGGGAATGGATAGTCAAGGCTTTGATCCGTGCCATATCCTGAAAATGGGCGAAGGATGGTGATGTTTAAGCCTTCGGCGCGAGCATAAGAGGCAAGTTTCTCGCCTGATAACTTTGCCCATCCATAGGTCAAATCAGGCGTTCTGATGTGGTCAAGGTTTATATCCCATTCTTTCAACTTCTGTTTGTATTCAGCGCGTTGCAAGAAAATCGGATAGGCAGCAGAGGATGAGAAATAAACTAAATGACCAGGGCGAGTGCGAAGCGCCCATTGAAATAAGTCGGCATCGATGGCAAGGTCAGAGGCAACTGCCAAAGGATTTCCTTCGATGGTGGCACGGCCACCGACAATGGCCGCGAGATGGATGACCACATCAAACTTGGTGTCATCTTTGGCAAAGAAGTCACGGACATCGCGCCCATTCTTTATGTCAATGCCGGTGATTTGGTTGTTCTTGCTATCAAGATGCTTCTTGAAGTTAGTGCCGACAAAGCCTTCATCGCCTGTTATCAGGATTTTCATTTCCCCCACCTGTCGCTCTCATATTTATATTTCTCAGTGTTGGCTTCTGCCAATTGAGCATCGCGGTCAATTCTAAAGATAAAGCGGTCATTCTCATCAAGAGCTGCGCCAATGTGGGAAAGTTTAGTTGGCGCATCAAAGGCAATGCCTGTTCTAATTGATTTGCCCTCAATAGGTGTGTTGTAAAACGGATCGTGAATTAAAACCGAATCCTTGACCCTTGGATAAATCACAGTTTCAAGAAATGCTTGGTCTGTGGTGTAGAAATCACCTGGATTCTCTGATGCGATTAGTTCTGCCATATCTCGAAACTTGTAGGTCTTGCCGGCAAACATCCCTGCGCTTATTGGATAGTTGTGACCTATTGGATGGTCTTTGATGATGTGATAATCAAGACCTGATTGCTCCCATTCTTCGTGAGCGATTCGGTCGCGGAAGGAGAGGCGAGCATCGGCATCACGGCAGATGACAACTTCAAACTGCGGGTCAGCAAAAGCAAGATAACGCCAAAGCCTTGCAGTGTTATCTTCTGCCTCACTCATCCTGACAATCTTCACGCCTTTGACAAGATTCAAGGTGCTGATGACCCATTCTTCAACGCTTTGTCCACAATAGAAAACTAAACGGAAGCCATCCTCAAAAGGAAAATAACGCGAGCCAAGAATTGCGTTCTTAATAGCTCCGATGGTGTAGCGCGGATCATTGCCATAGAGCGAGAAGGCAATTGCTCTCATTTCGATAAATCTCGCAAGAGAACTTGGTAGTCCTCGCTCTTGATGTAATTGTCATAGACCAAGGCATCGAATGAATACATCTCGCGGGCATTTACCAAGCGATAGCCTTCATCCCACTCGGCTTTGCCTGCTAGTGGATGGCAATGCTCAATGATTACTTGAGGCACATAGACAAGATTTCCAAGGTCTTCACCTAGTCGCTTCCAAAAGTTATCAAGGTATAAGTGGCGAAGTTTCGGTGGCACCATCCCGCCAAGGGCGCTGACAATGGCTTTTGACAACATCACGGCAGTTGGCAAGTTCTCACTTTGCAATAGGTCATTGCCATAAGCCACGCCAGGGGCGCTGCCTATTGCCCTACTCAATGCAATATCCCAATCTGGCGTTCTGAATCTATGGTCATCGCCAATGAAGGTGAAAAAGTCATATTCATTGACATACTTCTTGGCAGCGACATTGACAGGATAAGCCATCCCCCGTGTGGTATTTTCAATTTCTAGGATGTATTCAATACCGACCGAGCTTCGATAATTGACTATCTCATCATCATCTTTGTCCACAACAAAGAGCAAATCAGAGCGACAAGAAAACTCTCTATGTGCTTGCAAGACTTCAACTGCATTCTTTGGCCTGCCTCTAGTTGGCACAAGCACTAGGTTATTTTTCACTATCATTGATTTCCCCATAAATAGCGGTGTAAGCCGCCAAGTCGATGATGCTATCTAAGTGGTCAGGTGTTTCTATCAGCCGAGCAATTTTGACAAGGCATAAACACAAAGCGACCTGTGAAGGGCTTATCTCAGTTTCAAGATAAACACTCCACAGGTCTGCAATGCGTTTGTGATTTATGTAAGGGTCGCCATAAATACTTTGACGATCCGTTGCGGTGAGGCGTTTAGCCTCATCCAAAATCTTCCCCCGATTCATTTCTCTACTTACTTCCGCGACCAAATTCTGTCGCCTTTGGGTCAATGGCTTTTAGGACAGGGCCAATGACTGCTGCAATAAAGCAGGCAAGATAATCTTTTAGAGGGCGCGATGGGTCGGCAAGGTAGAGAGCTGCGACTGCGGCTGCTCCTGCTCTTGCGTAGGTGTTAGCGATTGCGATTGCTTTGTCTTTGTCGAACATTTGCACTCCTTAAACTTTGGTCTGCCAAAGCCCACGATGAACACTGGCAGAGATGGCTTGAGTTTGCCACGATTCTTTACTTTGTAGGCGCGTATCTTACGGGCAACTTGCCCGCCATTGCGTTGATCGCCCTTAGTGTCGGGGGCGGTGTTGCCCTCAATGCAGACAACAGTTCCATTGTCCTTGACCTGCTCCACGATGCCGATGTGAGAGATGCGCTCGAGTGAATCATTTGGGAAGTCGAAAAATACTAAATCACCTGGCATTGGCTCGGCCTCGGCAATACCTTGCCAACGCTTCGCCTCGGCGAACGCCTTTGCCCCTGCCGGTGTGTAGGTGCAGTCAGGGATTTTGACACCTGCCTGTTTTGCAACCCAATTGACAAATGCACCGCACCAAGGCTGATTTGTCTTTTGATATTTTGTTTGATTATCGGCAGGGCCTTCAATGTAGCCAACTTCGCCTGCTGCCACTTCTAGGAACTTATCAAGTTGCGAACACATTATTTTCTCAATGCCTGCTTCACTAGGTCGGTTAGGAAGTCAACCTTATCCTCTAAAACTGACACTTTGTCCTTTATTGAACTGCCCCCATTGGGCTTGAGTTCGGCTAGATAGTGCTTGACGAGCCATTTGACTCCAAGGGCAACTGAGCCAATTATGCTTATCAGGGCGACAATAAAGCCTGCCCAATCGGTTATGTTCATTCTATGGCTCCATAAATAGCATCGAGGCAACGCCAGTTTCATTGTTGCTTGTTATTGCATACAACTGCGACTTTGGTGCCATTCTGAAATTGATATAAGCATCTTTCGGGATACTAAAACCATTGGCAGTTGTCACACCTTGCCCACCGACATACATCGCGTGCGATCCAACATTGCGAAGGTGGACATCACGATACTCACCATAAGTTTCAATGATGAGAACTCCTGTTGATGTGACTGT